ATATCACTTAATTGGTTACGCATTGCATTGTTGACATTAGAAGGTGGCATCCCTTCTGCAATGCTAATGCTATTAATAGTTGTATTGTTAGCTGCTGTTGTTGAATAATTACTTACTGTCATTGTTGCATCCTATAATTCATTAAATTTTGCATTTGATTTTGTGGCATATTAAAAGCACTTTCTCCTAATAATCCTGAAACAACTCTACCACCACCTGTAGCTGCTGCTGAAGGCACATTTATTAAACCTCTTGTTAATGCTCTTGATCCACCATACAAACCTTGTGAAGCAATAGTTGGTAAAACATATCGAAGTAAAGCAGATGGTGATATTGAAACATCACCTGCAATTAATCTTGATGCAGTACCACTATCAGGCACAAAATCACCAAAAATTTCTTCACCTTCTCTTGCTGTATTAAGCATTAAGTTTTTACCAGTTTTGGTCATTGTTTTATTAGGAGATAAATCAGCTCCTTTAATTGCATCTAATAATTGTCTTGATGAAAAAATACCTTCTGTTTTATTAGCTTTTGCCACAGCATCACCAATTGGTTTTAATTGTGCAAATGCTAAATTTATGTCTTTTAATTTTACACCTGCACCTTCTGTTAAATTTATTCTTTTTGATAAAGCATCTTTCATTTCATTAAATGCCTCACCTATATATTCGTCAAAACCACCTTTTTTAAAAAATTTTGTAGCATCTTTGCCTAATACTGATTGCAATTTTTTTACATCTGCACCTGAAATAAATTTGTTTCCGTCAGCATCAATAGAAACTTTATCCTCAAATAAATTTTTTATTCTTTTTAAAAGTAAATTTTTAGATGCTTCATCAGTATCAGATTTAGCAATTATATTAACAAAATCATCTTGAAGTGAAGTAATAGATTTTGCGTCTAATGTTAATTCTGGTATTATTTTGCTGTATGCTTCATCTAATGTTTCTTTAACTACTCTAAATGCTTCTGTGCCATTTACATTTTTAAGTTTTGTCTGTAAAATTTTTTTCGTTTCTTTATCTAATATTGGCTCTAGTGCTTCTATCATTGCAAACTTATTAAACTCTGATAATGATTTTGTTTTTGCTTGTGCAATAGCAGATCCAACACCAGGAATTGAAGTTGACGATGATTCAAGTCCGTACAATAAATTACCTAAAGCACCACTTCCTTTAACAGATTGACCACCTGTTAATCCTATTCCTTCTCTTAAAAATTTTTTTGCTAAATCAGTTGTTTTAGGTAATATTTTTTCAGCAGCTTTTCCTATTCCTGCACCTAGTACAGCACCACCTACAGCACCTTTAATTCTGCTTTCTGCATCTTCACCAACTCCTGCTCCATACAAACCACCTTGCACAGCACCTAATTTGGCTGCACCTTTTATACCACCAGTTTGTGCTAAGTTAATTGCTTTACCAACACCACTTACTGCTCCACCTGTACCTCTAATAGCAGCACCACTAAGTCCTCTAGCACCTGCTCTTGCAAGTCCTTGACCAACAGCAGTAGCACCACCACTAGCAATCATTGGTAATATTGCACCACCAATTTCACTTCCATAAGCAAGTGTAGGATTAGTTTCTCTAAATCTTTTTATTTTAGCTCTAGCATCAGCCAGTTCATCTTCGTATTTAGTTCCTCTTGTTCGTGATTTGTAAAGTGCTTCTAATTCATCACCAAATCCAAAAGCAACACCTTGACCAAGACCTGCACGAAGCATACCTTCACCTGCACCAACATTGAAGCTACTTTTATTTTTCTTTACAACATCTTTTTCTAAAGAATTTAATATTTCAGTTAAACTACCCATTATTCACCTAAATCTATTTCTATGTTATATTTTTTTGCTAATTCTATTATTTGCGAAATTTCTAAATCACTAAATCTTTCTTCAATTACTTCACCATCTGCATCTGTATTATTTCTTAATAATCTGAAAAGTTGGTTTTTTGAAAAATTAGGAATATCAGATAAATCTAATTCTAATAATTTTTGAGGATTAATTGTTTCTAAAAAATTATCATTGAATTTAATTAGTTCTTTTTTTGGATAATTTGTAAATCCACCAGAAGTAACATTTATATTATATGTTTCTAGTGCATCTTTATATCCATTATATTTTTCAGCAAATATGTTTGACATCAATCCAATTACAACATCAGGATTAGTAGCTATGTTTGCAGGATCGCCACCAAGTGCTAACATAATTCTTGCAGCATCTTGTTCGGTCATTACACCGCCACCAACAACTTCTACTCTGTTTGCTCCAATCAATCCTTGAAACTCACCAGCTATAATTGCCTGTTTTAATTCTTGTGGATTTAAATCATTGTCAGCTAAAATAGTTTTGATATAAGTATTAAATTGTGTAGCCAACTTCTCCATACCTTGTGGAGCTGAATCAACATTTTCCATGTATCGTGCAATTTTTTTCAACTGATTTTCTGTTGTTTCAAGACCGCTTTTAATTTTTATAAAAGCATTACCAGTTAAATTTGTATCACTTAAATTGCCAACAGTAGAAATTTCTGCCTGTAATTCACCATCAAACATATTATTTCTAAATGGTGTATCTTTACCATTAACATCAACTACAATTCCACTATCAGTTTGATAAGCATTGTAAATTGATCCATCATTTGGATTTTTTACAATGTAAGCAAAGTCTTTTTTATCGACATTTTTTTTCTTTGCGGCTTCTCTTTTAATATCTAGTTCTTCTTTTGCTAAACTTTTATTTGTAGCATACTCATCTGCCATACCAATAGCTTGACCTAATGTTTGTGGCATAGTTGAATATCCGCTTTGTTGTAGTAAACCCATTGCAAAATCAGTTCCATAATCTGATTTTACAAAATCTTTAAATTGATCTAGCAAACCTTTTCTTTTTTTTTCAGACGTATCTTGTGATGTACCAGTAGTAGTAGGTTGTTTTGTTTGTTGATTTAATAAACCCTGTGATGCTAGTTCTTGTCCTTGTGATGCAAAACCAGTTTGAGAAATTTCGCTTGGTACATTTTCTGTTTGATTTGTTGTAATATTAGGATTTCCAAATTCAAATTCTTCAGGTAAATCAAAAACAACTTTTCCATCTTGTACTGTTACAAATTTTCTTTGATTTTCAGGTATTCGTGAATAAACATTATTAATTTGATCTCTTAATTGAGGATAATTTCTTAAAAGAGGATTATCAATATTAGGATCTATAAATTGTGATCTATCAGTATTAGTAAATATTCTTGGAATTGCATATCCCATTTCATTTTGACCATAACCCATCATCATTTGTGGTCTAAATCGACTAGGAGGACTTGCTTGAATAGAAGGATCACTACTAGCACCATAAAAATTATCTAATAAAGATCTTCCTCCACGAAATACTTTTGCATTTTTTTGCATTGGTATTGGTAAACCTGTTAATCTATTAATTGGAACTTGCATTAATAAAATCCTCCAAGTAATCCACCTGCGGCTGCACCAAATAACGGATTGCCAAACATTGAACTACCTCCAATTTGTCCTGCAATTTTACCACCAGTTAATGCACCGCCTAAGATACCTGCTCCTGTATTTCTAAATACTGGTTGTGTACTTAAAGTAGTTTGCGGAACATTTGCTCCAATAGTACCTAAATATTCTCTTAATTTTAAGAATGGTCTTTGTTGCTCATAATCAAATCTTGCAATTGCATCTTGTAGTTTTGCCATTTCTAAATCTTCACGAGCTGCACCTACTTGTCCAAGTTGTGCAATATCATCGTAATCTGCTTGTCCTAAAGACGGAGCTAATTGAACAGCATCAAATTGTCTTTGTCTTTCTGCTCCAAAGTTATCAGCAAATAATCTATTTTGTGCATCTGCTAATTCTCTTGCAAGTATTTCTTGATTTGCTCCTGATCCTAAACGACCTGCTTTAGTAAATTGTGATTGTACTTGGCTTGTAACATTATCTGCTACTTGCTGTGCAACATTTTGTAAAAATGGATTTGATGTTGGAGATAAATAATCACCTTGTAAAATTTTATTTACTTCTGTTTGTGCTGATCCAAGTAACGGATTACCTTGTATTGCTCTTGCCTGTGCAAGTTGTAAAGCTGTTTCTGTCTGCGGAGCAAAACCTGTATATGTTGCTTTGGGAAAATATTGTGGAGTTTGCGACTCAAACAAATCCTGACCGTAATCTATTGCTTGTTGAAAATATGGTCTAATAAATTCACTTGGCTCTGTTGCCGTAGTGGTTGTTACATTTGTTGGGTTACTACCTTTACTCATAAATCTTTCCTAATAATAAAAACTGGTTGATTATAACCATGTAGTTTTCTAATCCATCCTTTGCGACCTGCTACTTCAATAGCATCACAGCCATTGCGTTTTGCAAAATCTTCTATTTTCGTTTGTATGTCGGTCAACCAATGACCTAGATTTTTTCCTCCTGCGAGAAAGTATCGTAATATTTTTTTTTGTGGATACTCAGCCATTTCTGTAATGACCGCACATTCCACACCGCCTTGCCAACTTATCCAAAGTTGAAAGAAATCTTTTTGTATGCCTTTATAAATATCATCAAGATTGTAAGTATCATCCAAAGCTTTTTCTAAAAATGGTTTACAATCTTTCCAAACAAAATTGATGTCTTGTTTTGGTACTTTAACAATCATCCAATAATAATGTACGCAAAGTTTTGATCGTTATTACTTGAACTTGCGTGTGTTAATGTAGCCGATCCACTTGCTCTTGCAGAAACAAATAAATTATTTTCTGCTGTCTTGCCGTTTGCTGTAATTGGCATAAACACAATAACACTATCACCACCAATCCTGGCATCTGTTAATGTTGTTGATGTTGCACTAGCAGTAAGTGTAATTGTTCCTGTACTGTTTAGTTTGCCATCCATTACATTATTCAATGTAGAACTAACTAATCGTAAATGCTGCGAGTTGTCTGGCATTGACAATGGCACATTCAAAAACTGATTGGACATTATCTTTTACCTTCAGGTCTAGCTTCTATGTCAACTCCAAGCATATTTGTAAAGTTACCATTCACACTTACACGAAGTCTGTGGTAACGATCTGTTGTACGAAGTGGACAATTACCAGAATCATTTTGTGTAATCGCTGTTCCTGTACTAACAGCATTTGCTTGTGATGGTCGATGGATTGGAGTTACAGTTATTGTTGTATCTTCTCCATTTGCATCAACAATTGGTATTGCATTAATTAACGTACTTCTTCTACCATCAACACCTTCAAACTCTGTTGTATCAACAGTTGCCGAAAGTGAAGCTCCTAAAAACTTACCAAACTTTTTTTCTGAATTAAAACCTGCAAGACCAATAACTCCTTCATCATAAAAGAATGAGTCTAATGATCTTGGTAATCCATCTAATGTGCCAAGAACATCTAAACTTTCTAAAGTATTAAATGCTTCTTGTGATGCACTTTGTATAAATGTTAAATCCTGACCTGATCCTGTTGACCAACGATCAGTAGAATAATTATAAATTAACAATTTGTTATTTATAAAATCTGTACCAGTTGCACCATCACCACGATATGACCATACAACAATGCTGTTGTTAGGATCTATCGCTGACGTTACACCTTCAAGATTAGATGTAATGTCATTAAAAAAGAATTCATCAACTTTACCATTACCAATTGGTGTAAGCTGCTGACCACCTGTTAGTTTGTAAAAACCATCTTGTGCCAGGAAGAATATTTGATTACCAAAAGATGCAACAGATCGTGGAGCAAAAGCACCAATGTTATCTGCAATCTTATTAAAAGTAAAAATTAATGGTGTACCAACATAGTCAGCTCTATAAATAGCTCTTTCCATGAAGATAATACCAAAACTTTCACCACCAACCATTGCTTGAACTGATCCATGCGTTCCAACAATATCCTGGAAGCCAGATTGTGTTGCTTGGCTAGGAGTCCAGGTTGAACTATCATTAAGTCCAGACCACTTAACTCGTTGGTTGTAAACAACACTTGATTCAGTTGTATAACCTGCAAAAACAAAATCTCTAATTACAGCTAAATATTTTGCTTTTATAGTTACACGATCTGAAAAAGCTGTGTCCGTTCCTTCTTCAAACTTTTGTATATTGTCTGCACCATTTGTTGCAAGAATGTTTGCACCAAATTGTGTAAAGCTCCAAAAATCTCTACTACCTGCTGTTGTTGATCCGCTATATCCACCTGCTTTACTTTTATCTTGAAAGACCAGGTTACTATCCATTTGATATAACTTACCATCATCACCTGCATAGTTTGTTGTGCCAGTAGCAGAAAAACTTGTAAATAATCCAACTGGTGTTCCAGTTAATCCTGTACCACTTAATGCAGTAAAACTAGGAATGCTTTTGTAACCTTTTGCTAAAGGAATAACATTATCAACTTTTGTTGCTCCACCATTTTTTAATGTTGGTAAATCTGCCAACAGTTGTCCAAACTCAATCATACAACCCTTCTAGCTGACATTTGCAACGGAGCTGCCGATACACGACCTCTCTGTGCTGACTCGTTTGCTGTTCTAACTCCTTCTTTATAAAGCGATGACCACACAGCCAATCTTTCATCTTGCATTAAAAACGGTGAAGTTTCTGCAAGTGATCCGTATAAATACAAATCAGGAAAATCTGTTAATACATCATTTGTTGTGTTTGAATCTGACAAAGCAGTTGGTCTTTTAAAAAAACCAAGTTCTAAAACATTTGCACTATCTGGCTCGTGTCCTAAATATATTTTTTTTCCGACAATCGTATAGTAAACTGGCATACCACTTCCTTCACCTGCATTATACACACGAAAAAAATCAGCAGGACTCATGTATTGCAACATTGTGTATGGTGATGTTTGCAACATAGCATATCGAAGTTCTAAATATCCTGTTGGTAAATCATAAGATTGTGTACCTGCAACAGTTGTAATAGAAGTATCGACAGTTTCCATTTCTCGAATGCGTAAATCTCTTGCGTGTCTTGTTTCTGCTAGATCAATAAAAGTATCAATCTGTGCAGTTAAATCATCACGGTTTAAGAAACTTGCAATCTCTGTTTTTAAATTTGCGTATGTATCTAGTGCCATTATACTTTCTTCGGATAAATTTTAAATTTTTCATTATCAGGATCATTCAGCCATTTAAAAAATCTTTCACGATCTTGTAACTGACCACTCATTGTCATAATCCCTTGTTTTGCTAATTGTTGTACGACTATTAAAGGTAGTGATGCAACTTTATACATCTTTGCATCTTGCAAACCTTTTACTTTATATGCACCTGCGTTTCTTTCTATTTTATTTCTTTCTAAAATTCTTGAAACATCTTGATAGTTTTCGATGTGATATTTACCTTCACTACTATCAATGTGCATTTTTGTTTTTACTGGTGATTGTTCATTACCAGTAAAATCTATTT